ATGGCCGCTGACCAATACCATCACGGTGTCCGGGTCCAAGAGATCAATGACGAGACCCGCCCCATTCGCACCATCGCCACCGCGATCATCGGCCTGGTAGCCACCGCCGAAGACGCCGACGCCACCGCCTTTCCACTCGATACACCGGTACTCATTACCAACGTTCAGGCCGCCATCGGCAAGGCGGGCACCAGCGGTACGCTGCCCGCAAGCCTGCAGGCAATCGCCGACCAGGCCAACGCCGCCACTGTGGTGGTGCGGGTGAAGCCGGGTGAGGATGAAGCCGCGACCAACAGCGCGGTCATCGGCGGCGTCAGCGCCGAAGGCAAGTACACCGGCATGAAGGCCTTGCTTGCCGCCAAGGCCCGCTTGGGTGTGGTACCGCGCATCCTCGGCGCGCCGGGCCTGGATACCCAGCCGGTCGCTACCGCACTCATCGCCATCGCCCAGCAGTTGCGCAGCTTCGCCTACGTCTCCGCCAATGGCTGCAAGACCAAGGAAGAGGCCACCGCCTACCGCGAGAACTTCGCCGCGCGCGAAGCTATGGTGATCTGGCCGGACTTCCTGACTTGGAGCACCGTGGTCAACCAGACCGTACCTGCGCCAGCTGTTGCCCAGGCCCTGGGCTTGCGCGCCCGGATCGATCAGGAGGTCGGTTGGCACAAGACTCTGTCGAACGTCGCCGTCAACGGCGTGACCGGCATCAGCGCCGACGTGTTCTGGGACCTGCAGAGCCCCAGCACCGACGCCAACTACCTCAACGAGAACGAGGTCACCACCCTGGTGCAGGAAGGGGGATTCCGCTTCTGGGGTTCGCGCACCTGCAGCGATGATCCGCTGTTCGCCTTCGAGAACTACACCCGCACCGCCCAGGTGCTGGCCGACACCATCGCCGAAGCGCATATGTGGGCGGTCGACAAGCCCATGCACCCGTCGCTGGTGCGCGACATCCTCGAGGGCGTGAACGCAAAGTTCCGCGAACTCAAGGGGCTCGGCCTGATCATCGATGCCCAGGCCTGGTACGACCCCAGCATGAACGACAAGGACACGCTCAAGGCCGGCAAGCTGCGCATCGCCTACGACTACACCCCGGTGCCGCCGCTCGAGGACCTGACCTTCTTCCAGAAGATCACCGACAGCTACCTCGTCGACTTCGCCAGCCGCGTCAACGCCTGACGCCCAGCGCTCCCCGGACGGGGAGCCGACCCACCTGATTCCGGGAGAGCCCTACCATGGCCATGCCGCGCAAGCTCAAGAACATGAACCTCTTCAACGACGGCGGTAGCTACCAGGGCCTCGTGAAGTCCTGCACCCTGCCCCCGCTGGCCCGCAAGATGGAGGCCTTCCGCGGGGGCGGCATGAACGGCCCGGTCAAGGCCGACCTCGGCCACGACGACGACGGCATCCAGTTCGAGTGGACCGTCGGGGGCCTGGAGCTGACCGTCCTCAAGCAGTACGGCGCAGTCAGCGCCAGCGGCGTGATGCTGCGTTTCGCCGGCGCGTACCAGCAGGACGATACAGGCGCGGTCACGTCCGTCGAAATCGTCGTTCGCGGCCGGCACGAGACCATCGAAATGGGTGACGCCCAGCCCGGCGAAGACACCGAGCACAAGATCACCACCACCTGCAGCTACTACAAGCTCGTCGTCAACGGCGAGGAAGTCATCGAGATCGACCTGCTGAACTTCGTCGAGAAGGTCAACGGCAAGGACCTGCTCGAGGCACAGCGCAAGGCCATCGGCCTGTAATCCCTTCCCGCCGGCCCGACCGGCGGTTCCTCTCCCCCTTGGATACCGACGCCCATGAAAACCGAACAGACTCCCGCTGACCTGCAGAACGCTCCCGACAACGTCGTCACCCTCGACCAGCCGATCAAGCGCGGCGCCCAGTCCATCGAATCGCTCACCCTGCGCAAGCCCTCATCTGGCGAACTCCGCGGCCTGCACCTGCTCGACCTGCTGCAGTTCGACGTGACTGCGACCATGAAAATCCTGCCGCGCATCAGCCAGCCGACCATCACCGAGCCCGAGGCCGCCGGCATGGACCCGGCTGACCTGCTCGCCTGCGGCCAGGTGATCGCCGGTTTTTTGCTGCAGAAGCGGGCGAAGGCGGCAGCCTCCCTGATCGCGTAGAAAACGCCATGGCCGACCTGGCCGTGACGTTTCACTGGGCGCCGGACCATATGGACCGGCTCTCGCTCACCGAACTGATGGAATGGCGCGAACGCGCCCGGGTACGGAGTTCCGCCGATGGCGAATGACCTGCAGCTGCGCGTGCTGCTCAGCGCGATCGACAGAGCCACCGCTCCCCTGCGTCGCATCATGCAAGGCAGCGACGCGACGGCCCGGGCGCTCAAGGCAACTCGCGAGCGCCTGAAGCAGCTCAACGCTCAGCAGAGCGACGTGCGCGCATTCCGCACCCAGCGCGGCGCCCTGGAGCAGGTCAGCACCGCGCTGGCCGCGCAACAGGCCCGAGTGAAAGCGCTAGCCCAGCAGATGGCTGCCGCCGGCAACCCCACCCGTGCGCTCACCCGCGACTACAACCGGGCCATCCGTGAAGCCGGTTTCCTCAAGCAGCAGCACCTGCAGCAGAGCCAAGCCCTGCAGCAACTGCGCACGCGCCTCAGCAACGCCGGCATCAGCACGCACAACCTCGGCGAGCATGAGCGCGACCTGCGGGCGCAGATCCAGGCGGCCAATGGCGCCATCAACAGCCAGGCGCAGCGCTTACGCAACCTCAGCCAGCAGCAGGAGCGCCTAACCCAAGCCCGCAACACCTACAGCCGTGGCATCCAGAGCGCTGCCGCGCTGGCCGGCACCGGCATGGCGGCGCGCGCGACGGGCATGTACACCGGCGACAAGCTGCGGCAGATGCTCGGCGTGGGCTACGAGTTCGACGCAACGATGTCGGCCACCCAGGCGGTGACCCGCATCGAGCGCAAGGACGATCCGCAGATGCAAGCGCTACGGCAACAGGCCCGCACCCTGCCGCTGTCCAGCAAGTTCACCGACAAGGAAGTCGCCCAGGGCCAGTACTTCCTGGGCCGCACCGGCTACAACGCGAAGCAGATCCTCGGCGCCATGCCCGGCATGCTCAACCTGGCCGCCGCGGGCGACATGGACCTCGGCGACACTGCTGACATCGCCTCGAACATCCAGACGGCGATGGGTATTCCAGCCGAGAAGATGGACCAGGTGGCCGACGTACTGACTGCGGCATTCACCCGGAACAACGTCGACATCCGCATGCTCGGCGACTCGCTGAAGTACTCCGCCGGCGTCGGCCGCGAGTACGGCCAGAGCCTGGAGACGGTCACCACCGCCACGGCTCTGCTCGGCAACGCCGGCGTCCAGGGCAGCATGGCCGGCACCTCGATGCGCTCTGTTCTGACCCGCCTGGGCACGTCCAAGGCGGTAGCCAAGCTGGGCGTCCAGACCAAGGATGCCAACGGCAACATGCGCGACATGCTGGACATCCTGAAGGACATCAACAAGAAGACCGCCGGCATGGGCAACGTACAGCGCGGCGCGATCTTCAAGGACATCGCCGGGCAGTACTCGGTGACCAGCTTCGGCACCCTGATGCGCGCCGTCGAGGGCGGCCAGTTCCAGACCATGCGCGAAAGCCTGAACAACTCCGAGGGCGAGGCCGCCCGGGTCGCGGCCACCCAACTGGACAACCTCAAGGGCGACATGACCATGCTGCATGCCGCCCTGGAAAACATTTCGGTCGAGCTGTTCGACAAGAACAGCCCCTGGCTGCGCGAACTCGCCGCCGACCTCAGTCACCTGCTGCACAACGTCGGCGAGTTCCTGAAGGCCAACCCGCAAGTCAGCAAGGGCATCGTCATCACCGTCGCCGCGTTCTCGGCGCTGATGGCCATCGTTGGCAGCCTGGCCATCACCCTCGCCGGCATCCTCGGCCCGATGATCGCGGTCCGCTTCATGCTCAGCACCATCGGCATTCGCCTGCCCGGTCTGATCGGCTTGCTGAAACTGCTGTTCGCACCGATCCGCATGCTGGCCGGCCTGTTGATCGGCCCACTGGTGACCGCCCTGCGCGTCGTGAGCATCGCGCTGTGGGGCGTGGCGGCCAACCCGGTGGTCCTGGCAATTGCCGCCGTCGTGGCGGTGCTGGCCGGCGCCGCGTACCTGATCTATCGCAACTGGGACGCCGTCAAGACGTACCTGCTGGGGCTGTGGGAAGAGATCAAGGCAGGTTTCGACGGCGGCATCGGGGGCATTCTTTCAACCCTGATGAATTTCAGCCCCCTCGGTCTGATCTACCGTGCGTTCTCCGGCGTCCTGGGCTACCTAGGCATCGACCTACCGGCACGCTTCACCGATTTCGGCAACATGATTGTCCAGGGCCTGGTGAACGGCCTGCTCGCCGGCATCGGGCAGATCAAGCGCGCGGTCCAGCGCGTCGGCGGCGCCGCGATCGACTGGTTCAAGGACAAGCTCGGCATCCATTCACCGTCGCGGGTGTTCGCCGATCTGGGCGGGTTCACCATGGCTGGCCTGGCTCAGGGCCTCGACGCCGGCCAGGCCGGCCCGCTGGGCGTAATTGCGCGTATCGGCCAGGGCCTGGTCAACGCAGGGCGCCAGGCTGTCGCCGGCCTGGACAGTGAGCTGACCCGAGGCACCCGCTCTACGATCACCCCGCCGGCAGTGGTGACCGAACTGGTCGCGGCCCAACGGCAACGCTCGCCGATGTTCGACCAGCCGTTGCTGGCCATGCTGGGCGACCTGGGCAAGAGCGCCGGCGCCATCGGTGCCCTGGTGCTCGGCGCCAGCGCCCCAGCGCAGGCCATCACCATCGACAACCGTCCCCCGGTCAGCTCGGCGCCAGCGGCAGTCAGCATCGGCGGCGACACCTACTACATCACCATCCAGGCCGGCGCGGGCAGCGACGCCGCAGACCTGAAACGCACGCTCAGCCAACTGCTGGACGAGCGCGAACGCAACAAGGCGGCGCGCCTGCGCGCCCGCCTGCAGGACCGGGAGTAACCATCATGATGTTGTCCCTCGGGATGTTCGTCTTCAGCCTGCACACGCTGGCCTATCAAGAGTTCCAGCGGCAGACCGAGTGGCGACACGCCAGCAGCAGCCGCATCGGCGCCCAGCCGGCGCGCCAGTTCGTCGGTCGCGGCGACGACGCGATCACCCTGCCCGGCGTGCTGCTGCCGGAGCTGGCCGGCAGCGCGTTGAGCCTGGACGTGTTGCGGCAGATGGCTGACACCGGGTCGGCCTGGCCCATGGTCGAGGGCACCGGACGCATCTACGGCCTGTGGGTGATCGAGCGTGTCACCGAGACGCGGACACTCTTCTTCGCCGACGGCACCCCGCGGCGGATCGAGTTCTCCCTCGAGCTCAAGCGCATCGACGACGGCCGCACCGATCTGCTCGGCTCGGTCCTCGGTACCGCCGGCAACCTGCTGAGACGCATCCTGTGATCGATGCCGCCCTCGCCCGCGTGACGGGCTACCTGACCAGCGCGGTCGACCAACTGCAGCGCGACGCCGGCTACCCGGTGCCGGTGTTCCGGCTCACAGTCGACGGCAACGACATCGCCCAGCTCATCAGCCCACGACTGATCGCCCTGGACCTGACCGACAATCGCGGCCTCGAGGCCGATCAGTTGAGCGTGACACTCAGCGATCATGACGGGCTGCTCGCGATCCCCCCGCGCGGCGCCGTGCTGCACCTCTGGCTGGGCTGGAGTGACAGCGGACTGGTCGACAAGGGCACCTACACCGTCGACGAAACCGAGCACAGCGGCGCGCCGGACGTGCTCAGCATCCGCGCCCGCTCGGCAGACCTGCGCAAGGGCCTGAAGGTCAAGCGCGAGCGCAGCTGGAGCAGCCCGAAGACGTTGGGCGACGTGCTCACCGACATTGCCCTCGGCAACAACCTGAAGCCGGTGCTCGCGCCGGCGCTGGCGGGCCTGCCGATCCTGCAACTGGACCAGGCCAACGAGTCAGACGCCAACCTGCTGACCCGCCTGGGCGAGGACTTCGATGCGGTGGCCACCGTGAAAGCCGGCTGCCTGCTCTGCCTGCCGGCCGGCGGCGGCAAGACTGCCAGCGGCCTGGCGCTGCCGCACATCATCCTCACCCGCCAGGATGGCGACCAGCACCGCTACCTGCAGGCCGACCGCGACAGCTACGACGGCGTGCGCGCGTACTTCTACGACGTGAACAGCGCGAAGAAGCAAGAGGCCATCGCCGGTGCCAAGGGCGACAACCTGAAGGACCTGCGCCACACCTACAGCGACCGCCAGAGCGCCCTGCGCGCTGCCCGCGCCGAGTGGAACCGCCTGCAGCGTGGCAGCGCCACGCTCAGCTACGTGCTCGCCAGAGGCCGGGCGGACCTGATCCCGGAGCTGACCTACACCCTGCAGGGCGTGAAGACGGAGATAGACGCGATCATCTGGTACGGCGGCAATGTGCAGCACAGCCTCAGCGCCGACGGCGGCTACATCACCAGCCTGGAGCTGGAAAGCAAGTTGCCCGAGGACCTGGTCAGCGACCTGGCCGACGACACCGGCGGCGACTACACCGGCATCATCGCCTACTACCGGGACGAGAAGAGCGGGACGGAGAAGACCATCACCGCGGGAGACCAGAGCAAGCCGCGCCGCCTGCGCTACCTGTACAGCACCAAGGCCAGCGCGAAGCGGGCTGTCGATCGAGAATGGAAGCGGCTACAGAAATCGCAGATATGACTAATAAAGATTGATCTGGTTTTTACCTAATCTTCTATGCCTTCTAATTTTCGCCTTGCCCTGATCTCTTCTTCTATCCGTTCTTCTTGTAGCTGCATAAGAGTTGAAGGCAGTTTCAATGAGTACAAAAAACAGAATATTGCCAGAAAGAGGTAAATATATTCAACAAAGTCATTCACCTCTGAGTTATTTTTCTTTAGCAGAATTGACAGGAATATCAGAGCAATAGTTGCAAGATACGCAGTAAATAGAAACTTATGACGTTTAAGGCGTCGATAAATAATTTCGCTACTCAATCTCGCCACTTGCCATGACCCAGAAGGCAGCGACTTCGGATCACCAATCATCGTTATTATGCCAACAAGAAAACCAGCAAGAATAGAATAGGCGGTTACAATTACACTCAGTGCCTCCGAGTTCTCCAACATCAACGGCTTGGCCAAAAAAGCGCCCTCACAGCTTAAAATAGCTGCGTAACAGAAGAAGCGAATTCTTGACCAATCCAGTTGTTTTTTCACTGAGCCAGCACACCACTACTTTTAAGCCTATCGTAGTACCCCTTCAGCTTATCAAACGTATCCGACTTATCAATCGACTTACCAAAAACTTTAACATGATAGCTGTCAGATACGCGAATTTCGGTAGGGGTAATTACATTCCCAGCCATAGTTACAATTTTGAATCCATCTTCATCAAACCCGAGGTATTCCTTATCCTCGTACTCTTTGATTATTTCTTCCGATGTCTTCTTCAGACGGCTCTTGCCGATTTCACCAAAGCCTACCGGCTTGCCCTTACGTCTGGCCTCACGACCGTCAAAGTTGAGCGATATCTTTATATTAAGATTTTCCTGTTCTTTGATCTCCTTCAGATTGGGGTCTTTGGCAAACATATCCTCAAATAGTTCCGCCGCTTTTTTGAGCAGCTCGTCAATCTTTTTCTGAGAAGCCTTCCTCTTAGATACATTCATTTCAGAAATACTAGCATCGTAAAGAGATGCTCCTAGCTCTATTGACTTCACTCCCTCCGTAGCAACCATAGCCAACTTGCTTGCCTTAGCGATTTTCTCCAAGTCAAACGAAGCCAGCATCTTGGAGTACTTGCATTTTTTTAACACATTGTAAATATAAGAATGAACAACACTCTCACGTACGCCAGACGGGCACAAAATGAGATGATTATCTTTCACTAGTGCAAAAATGTCGCCGCTGAGAAAATCGCGTCCGGCCGATGCAGCTTCGGCATGTAGCTTTGAACGCTTTACACGCTTACTCTTTTCAATTGTGGTGGTCTGTTCGTCCGGCACATAACTGGCTATATGCAGAAAAAGCCCTTCTCCCGGGCGAGGATCCGCATCAGCGCCACGAATTTCTCCTTCGCCAGAGAGAAATGTACGATCACCAACAGTGCTTAGTTCTTCGTGGCAAATCGTAAGTATTTTCTCAAGGGAAGGTTCTTTATTCATCTCATCCCATTTAGCTCGACGATAGTAGAACGGGCGTTTCTTCGTTTTTTCTTTAGGTGCCATTAATGCCTCCTATGGCGTACCGGCAAAGTCGCCGCAAGATTTAAGTGGTACATCAGCGAAAGGAACCATCTGCCCAGCGGCCCCAAACAAGTGAAACTGGAAAAGATGATCGGCGGCAACGCGGTTCAGGCACACACCATCGGGGCCTTCAGCCGAGAGGCCTTCGACGGTCTCGTTATCGTAGAAAGATGCATTAGGGTCATGGTGCAACAGGCTGAGCACGTTGCGTTCGCGCTTCTCAGAGGCTAACGCATGGAGGAAGCGCTCCATTTCGAGCACATCCTCTACTACATAGCCATACCGACCCAGATAAAACACGCCGTGCAGCTGCTTGGCGTTCTTGAAGATTTCACAGCGGAACTCTTCGTCCATTCCCTGGCCTGCCATCTGTTCTCTATGGGAACAGACTATGCCAGCCTTTTGGCATCAGCGACAACGGCCTCCAGCTCCGCGAGGCGCTGCTCCAGAATTTTCAGACGTTTCTTTTCCTCAGCAGCAAGCTGTATTTCTCGCTGCTCACCCTCGTCCAGTTCGCGCCAGAGTGCCAGCAGGGCCTGCTCGCGGGGATCGGTAGGCGTTGCCTCAACCTTCTGCGGGTCTGCCCCTCTCCACATTGGTCCTTCACCGGTGAGCAACCAATCCAGTCTGACGCCTCTCTCCTCCGCTGCACTTACGCAAATTGTGTAAGGCACGGAGTCACGTGAGCGCCAGTTGCCAAGCGTTGATCGCTTGATCTGCAGAAGCTCACTCAGCTGATTGTCGTTCTTGACCCCGTAAACACTCAGGAGGCGATCCACGACGGCGTTAGCGCTCTTGTTTCCCAAAATAGGAAATTCCTGTTGACTTACTCAAAATGAGGCAATAGCCTTACTCACAACGAGAACATCTTATCCGTATGGGAACACCCAAGCCATGACCCCTAATCAGATCCGTGCACGTCTCGTCGAAAAGGGCAGCAGCTACCGAAAGTTCGCGCTGGCTCGCGGCTACGAGCCGCGCAATGTCACCCAAGTGGTGGCTCGCTGGGCAGGAGCGGAACGTTTGCCCAACGGTCGCCTCGCCTACGCGATTCTGAAGGACCTATCTGAAGAGATAGGTGCCGATGTCGTCCCCGGCATTCGCCAGCCCGCAACCGAACAGTAATGACCACCGCCCTGGGGAGACACCAGAAGATGAAACGCCCGCTCCTAGAAACGCGGCGCCAGGTGGTCAGCGCGATCATCGGCGCCTACCCCGGCGGTCGCGAATGCGCCGCTGCCCGCCTGGGCCTCGACCTGAAGAAGTTCGACAACCACGCCTACGAGAACGCCGGCAGCAAGCCGCTCAGCGACGACCAGTTGCTCTTGCTCGAGCAGGAAACCGGCACCAGCCACTTCCCCGAGTACGTCGCACACCTGTATGGCGGCATGTTTGTGCAGATGCCCGACCCGGCCCAGCTGGATAATCTTGATCTGTACGCCCGGGGCGTCGCCACCGCCATCAGGCGCGGCGAGGTCGACCGCATCATCGCCGAGGCGCTACGCGACGGAGAGATCGACGAGGCCGAACTCGCCGAAATCATCGTCGCCCACCGCCAACACCTGGCCGCACGACATGCCGAAGTCGGCGCAGTGATCACCCTGCACCGGAGGGTCAAGGCGTGAGCGTCTACAAGCTCGTCTGCCCCTGCTGCCACAGCCGGATGCGGATCCGCTCCTCCGAGGGCCAAACCCCGTGCTTCCGCTCGATGTACGCGCAATGCACAAACGCGCTCTGCGGCGCCACCTTCACCGGCTCCCTGAGCTGGGACTACCAGCTCAGCCCCTCGGGCCTCGAGCGGCCACTGCTGGTACTCCCCATGGCGCCTTCGAAAACCCGTCAACTGGCACGCCGCGACCTCGCGGCCGCAACCAACCAACTGGACCTGCTGGATCATGTGGAGTGCATGCAATGAACGGCACCAACGACTACCGCAGCACCATGCAGCAAGCCGCCGCAGCGTACCTGCTGGCCAACGCCAACCAGTATCTGTCCTCCGGCTCCGACCGGTTGTTCGATGCCTGTGTCAACCATCTGGCCAAAGGCCTCGAGGTTCCCCAGTTCATGGCCGAACAACTCGCCCAGCGCGCGTGGGATGAAGTCTTCGCGGGGCCAGACCCTATCTGGCTGGGTATCGACTGGGGACAGGGAGACGACGAGGTGGTCTACCTAATCGACACCCGCAGTCACTGTCGCTTCCCGATCCCGGCCCGCTATCTGCCCGCGCACCTGCTCAAACAGCGCCCCCAGCACACCCAGTAATCCCTGAAACACGCCCTACCCACTGCCGTGGGTTTGGGGAAGTTACGCCCAGAATTCGAGGTATCACCGCCATGAGCGGCCACATTTCAATCACCGTCGAAGTCGACCAGAACCAGGCTGAGAAGTACCTGCTCTGGCTGGTCAGCCAGTACGAAGCCGCCATGGCCGAGTGCTGGTACGACGATCGCTACCGCTATACGCCGCAGGGCCTGCGCGGCAAGCGCATCCTCGAGGACCGCCCACACATTGCCGGCATCTGCCGGACCATCCGCGAACTGCGCAAGCAGATTCGGGGGCGCGCATGAAGGAAATGGACCGCGAACTCAAGGCCGACGTGCTGCGCCGCCTGCAGGATCAGTACGGACTGACGCCGATCAAGGGCACAAAGTACATGCGCAAGGGCGAGTGCCCGACGTGCGGCAAAAAGGAGCTCTACACCCTGGTCGACAGCCCCTGGTTCATCCGCTGCGGGCGCGGCAAGTGCGGCGACACCTGGCACATCAAGGAAATCTACCCGGAGCTCTTCGACGACTGGAGCAAGCGAGCGCCGGCCACCGACAAGGAACCCGCCGCCTCGGCCCGGGCGTACCTGGCCCATGCCCGCGGCTTCGACCTGACGCTGATCGATGGCTGGTACAGCCAGGAAAACTACTGGGACCGTGACCTTGAGATCGGTAGCGCCACAGTCCGTTTCCCATTGAAGAAAGGGGGCTACTGGGAACGCCTGATCGATCGCCCGAGCCGCTTCGGCAAGAAGAAGGCCCGCTTCAAGCCGGGCGACAGCCCGCGCGGCGTCTGGTGGTGCCCACCCAGCGTCGACCTGCAGGAGGTGAAGGAGCTGTGGATCGTCGAAGGTATCTTCGACGCCATCGCGCTGCTGCACCACGGCATCGACGCCGTGTCGGCCATGAGCTCCAACGCCTTCCCCGAGCAGTCTTTGCGCGAACTCGCGATAGCCCGTGGCGGCAAGCTGCCGAAACTGATCTGGGCGCTGGACAACGAACCTGGTGCCCACAAGTACACCCGGCGCTGGGTGACCGAGGCGCGTGCCCTGGGCTACGTCTGCGAAGCGGCCCAACTACCGCAGCGCAACAACCGCAAATTCGACTGGAACGACCTGCACCAGCGCTGGATGTTCATCGATGACGCGACCGAGCGCGCCGCGCAGATCGAGAAGGACCTCAAGACCGCGCGTCATGAGGGCGCGCTGCTGATCGCCGAGAGTGCCGCCGAGAAGGCCCTGCTGATGTACGACTGGGGCAAGCGCGGTGAATTCCACTTCCGCTTCGCCAACCGCCTCTACTGGTTCAAGCTGGATATCGAGAAGTTCAACAAGGCCATGCAGAGCCTGGAGGACAGCGACAACCACGACGACCAATTGCTGAACCAGAAACAGATGCGCGACAAGGCCCTGCAGCAAGCCGGCGGCGTCGTGGAAATCGCCAACTGCTTCCCCCAGGCCCTGTACTTCCAGCGCAACGAGGTCACAGACGAGAGCTGGTACTACTTCCGCATCGATCGCCCCGACGACGAGAGCGTGAAGAACACCTTCACCAGCGCCCAAGTCGCGGCGGCCAGCGAGTTCAAGAAGCGCCTGCTCGGCGTGGCAGCGGGGGCGATCTTCACCGGCAGCGGCGCGCAGCTCGACCAGATCATGAAGCTGCAACTCACCGGCCTGAAGACGGTGGCCACCATCGATTACCTGGGCTACAGCCGGGAGCATGCCTGCTACGTCCTGGGCGACGTGGCGGTGCGCGGCGGCGTGATCGAGAAGGCCAACGCCGAAGACTTCTTCGAATTCCAAAAGCTGCGCCTGAAGACCCTGCAGCGTTCGATCAAGCTGCAGATCGCCACCGACGCCAAGGACTACCGCCCGGAGTGGCTGGACTGGCTGTGGACCTGCTTCGGCGCCAAGGGCCTGGTGGCGCTGGCATTCTGGTTCGGCTCGCTGTTCGCGGAGCAGATCCGCGCCGAGTTCCAGTCCTTTCCGTTCCTCGAGGCCACCGGCGAGGCCGGTGCCGGCAAGTCCACGCTGATCACCTTCCTGTGGAAGCTGCTCGGCCGGGCGGACGAGGAAGGCCAGGACCCGTCGAAGATGACCAAGGCGGGCCTGCGCCGCTGGCTGACCCAACTGTCGAACATGCCCATGGTCATGCTCGAGGCCGACCGCAGCGACAACAGCCGCGCCGGCGGCGCCGCCAAGTCCTTCGACTGGGACGAGTTCAAGCCGCTGTTCAACGGCCGCGCGTTGGGCGTGACCGGCCAGAAGACCGCCGGCAACGAGACCTACGAGCCCCCCTTCCGCGGCACCCTGGTGATGAGCCAGAACGCCACGGTGCAGGCCTCCGAAGCGATCATGACCCGTATCGTGAAGCTGCACTTCATTCGCCCAGAGATCACCCGCGAGAGCCAGGCCGCGGCCGACAACCTCAACCACCTGGGCGTGCTTGAGGTCAGCCACTTCCTGCTGATGGCCATCCGCGCCGAGGCCCGCGTGCTGGAGTGCTTCCGCGAGCGGCTGAAGGTTCACAGCGCGACGCTGCGCGGTCTGAAGCAGATTCGTATCGAGCGGCTGATCCTCAACCACGCGCAGATGATGGCCCTGGTCGACGCGCTGCGCCTGGTGGTGCCGCTGTCCGAGCACCAGCTCGCCTGCGCTCAGCAGACCCTGATGACGATGGCCCTGGAGCGCCAGGACGCCGTCAACGCCGACGCACCCGAGGTGGCCGAGTTCTGGGAGGTCTACGACTACCTCGAAAACCTCAGCGAAGAGCCGGTGCTCAACCACAGCAAGAACCCCGGAACCATCGCCATCAACCTCAACGAGTTCGTGAAGCTCGCCGCCGACCACCGCCAGAAGGTGGCCGACGCGGCAACCCTGCGCGACCTGCTGAAAGAATCCCGCAGGCACAAATTCATCGAATACAAGGCCGTCGACAGCGCAGTGCGCACGGCACACGCCCGCCAGAACCCTTTCACCAACCGACCCAGCACCGTCAAGTGCTGGATTTTCCAAGCCTGACCGGCGCGGCAACGCCGGAACCACAATCCGATAGGAGAGACACCATGCAACCCCTCCCCCACGACTATCTGCAACTGATCCACGACTTCCAGACCAGGCAGCAGGAGAACGAGGTAGCCGGCCTCACCGCGCTGAAACGCCTGCTGCCGATCGCCCAGCGCGACAGCGGCCAGAGCGGCGTGATCGGTCGGTTCCTGCTCGGCCTGTACAACGGCCAAGCCCACCGCTTCGACCTCACCGAGCTGCGCAGCCTAGACCCAGCGCTGTTCGATGCGTGCCTGTCCGTGCTGCGCATGGACTACGCCCCGAAACAGGAAGTGCATGAGTACTTCGAAAACGGCGATGCGATCTGGCAGGACCTGAGCAAGCGCTGGGCCGCAGCGAAGCTTGCAGCATAAGGAGGCTGACTGTGGATGTGATCGACCAAGCCAACGAACGAGCCGAGAACATGGTCCAGGCCGCCCTGGCCCAGCGGACAAACACCCGCCTGGCGCCCAGCGCCCTCTGGTGCGAGGACTGCGGAGAGCAGATACCCGAGGCCCGCCGCCAGGCTGCTCCGGGCTGCGAGTGCTGCATCAGTTGCCAGGAACTGCGCGAGCACCCCGCGCGGCGCTGAAGAAGAGGCGCCAGGGAGCGGCAACTCCCTGGCGCCAACCACCCCAAAGGAGAGACACCATGCAAGCGAATCAGCCTCAAGGCGGCGGCGCCAAGGCTAGCACAACCACGTCGGCGGCTCGCACTCGCCCAGCGATGGCCAGCAAGCGGCTGGACCTTCCGAGCATCTGTGATATCTGCGGCAACGCACGTTCCACCGGCAAACACCAACGCTGCAGCCGAATTCGCCAACAGGCCAAGGCTGTCGAGTGGGCCAGCTACATGGCCAACCTGGCGGCCAGGAAAACGCAGGGAGGGCGGCGGCATGCTTAAGCGTACCCTCTACCACTTCCACTTCTGCTGCGGCCTAGGCGGCGGCGCCAAGGGCTTCAATAGGGCACGCCCGCGCGTGGGCAACGTCGAAGCTCAGTGGGAATGCCTGGGCGGCATCGACGTCGACCCTGCCGGCCTGGCTGACTTCTCACGCCTGGCCGGCGTGCCTGGCACCCTGCTCGATCTGTTCACCCGCGACCAGTACATCGACTTTCACGGAAAGGAACCGCCGCCTGGCTGGCGTGAGGCCACCCCCGAGGATGTGCGCCGCGCCGCCCAGGGCAAGCGCCCGGACGCGGTGTTCATCTCCAGCCCCTGCAAGGGGGCCTCCGGCCTGCTGTCCGAGAAGTTGAGCCTCACCCCGAAATACCAGGCACTCAACGAATTGACTCTGCGCTGCATCTGGCTGATGGGCGAGGCCTGGAAGGACGACCCGGTGCCGCTGATCGTCTTCGAGAACGTGCCGCGCCTGGCAACTCGCGGCCGCCACCTGCTGGACCAGATCAACAGCCTGCTCAGCCACTACGGCTACGCCGTGGCCGAGACCACTCACGACTGCGGCGAGCTGGGAGGCCTGGCCCAGTCGCGCAAGCGCTTCCTGCTGGTCGCCCGCCACGTCGAGAAGGTGCCGCCGTTCCTGTACGAGCCAGAGAAGAAGAGCCTGCGCGCCGTGGGCGACATCCTCGGTCGCATGCCGCTGCCCGGCGACATCGAAGCCGCGGGCCCGATGCACCGCGTTCCGTCGCTGCAGTGGAAGACCTGGGTACGTCTGGCCTTGGTGCGCGCTGGCAGCGATTGGCGCAGCCTGAACGACCTCGCCGTCGAGGATGGACACCTGCGCGACCTAGTGATCGTGCCGGAGTGCCGGTCCGGCTACATGGGCGTGCATGGGTGGGACGACACCGCCGGCACCATCGCCGGCCGCTCCGGCCCCACCAATGGAGCGTTCTCGGTCGCCGACCCGCGCTACCGCCAGGCTTCGAACTGGAACCACGGCCAGCAGTTCGGCGTGATCCGCTGGGCCGAGTCGTCGCCGACGATCCCCGGACAGACCATGCCGGGCCAAGGCACCTTCAGCGTCGCCGACCCGCGCCCCAACTGGAACCGCCACAGCGGCAACTATCGGGTGATCCGCTACGACCAACCTGCCGGCACGATCATCGCCGGCGGCAAGGGCGTCCAGGGCGGCCAGCAGTCGGTGGCAGACCCGCGCATCCTGCACCGCGGCAAGGGCGACAACTACCTGACCGGCGGCCACTACGGGGTGATCGGCTTCAACCAGCCTTCCGGCGCCATCGCGGCCAGCTCCCGCTACGACAGCGGCCGATTCAGCGTCGCTGACCCACGCATCCCATCAGCGGACGAACGCCTGACCTGCATTATCCGCAGCCTCGACGGCACCTGGCACCGCCCCTTCACCACGCTGGAAAAGGCAGCCCTACAGAGCCTGGTCGAGCCCGAGGAATACCTGGTGCTCGACGGCATGAGCGACAAGGACTGGAGCGAGCGCATCGGCAACGCCGTGCCGCCACACGCAGCTGAGGCCATCGCCGATGTCATGGCCACCACCCTGCTGCTGGCCGAGCAGGGCGAGACCTTCAGGCTCAGCAACACCCCAATCTGGGTGCGCAACGTGGCGGTGGCGTTGAGCGTTTCACAACCCGCTGAAAGTCGCTGAGGTGAACGGCATGCACGAATTATTGAAGATGCTGGACAACCCGCGCAGCTTGCTGAACTTCTCGCTGGCGATTCTGGCTGTCCTGGCGGTGTTCTTCATGTTGAAGAGCGGCGCGCAAGCCGATTCGAGGCCCGTTATCGATACCCAGAAAACAGGGGCCATCATTCTAGTCAGTCCCGAGGGAGACAGGGCGGTATGATCAAGCAGCCCCCGGCCACAATCCTGACTTTCGAGGATCTGCAGCAGCTAACCGGATACACCAAGCGCTCTGGTGTAGAGCGGGCACTGCGTAAACAGGGAATCCGTTGGTTCTGGGGCCGTCACGGCCCCTGGACCACCATTGAAATGGTCAATCAGGCAGGCGGGCAAGCAGCGGACGACGAGCAGTACGACAGCAGAATCCTATGAGGCGATCCCGCAAGCGGAAGCATAATCCGCACATACCTCAGCACATCGACCAGGCCGCCATTCCGGCGGCCGTTTTCTTCGATCATCGCGGCAACGGTGTGTGGTACACGCTGCATTATGATGAAGGAGGTCGCCAGCGGCGGACGAACCTTGCACCCTCCTACGTGACCCTCTCCGAGCTCCACCGCATCATGGAGGAACGGGAAGGGATCGATCGAGACAGCCTGGCGAACCTGTGCGGCGAGTTCCATAAGAGCACTCAGTTCAAGCGGCTGAAACCCAAGACCCAGAGTGACTACGAGTACTGCCGAGAAGTCCTGCTGGCCATCCCAACGCGGCTGAAGAAGCCGCTCGGCGAGCTGGCAGTTCGAAAATTCTCCCCTGCCCTAGTGCAGCGCCTGGTCGACCGCATTGCCGAAGAAGGCACCCCCTCGAAAGCAGCCCATGTGCTGCGCTACTTGCGACGAGTGATGCAGTGGGGCCGCAACCGAGGCTACCTTCAAATCAACGTCGCCCAAGGCATCGAAGCACCTGTAGAACGAAAGCAGCGTCGCCTTCCTGCCCCGACGGTGATGTACCGCCTGATCGATCGGGCGCGTGAGTTGGGCAAGCTCAAGCGAGGGCAACCGGGCGCATGCCCCGCGTACCTAAGCAGCGTCATGGAGCTGGCCTACCTATGTCGCCTGCGCGGTATCGAGACAGTCACCCTCAGCGACGCCAACGAACTCCCCGAGGGCGTACTTACGAATCGCAGAAAGGGAAGTCGCAACAACGTCGTGCGCTGGACACCTCGCCTGCGGGCTGCGTGGGACCATGCGAAGGCCTACCGCGCTCAGGTATGGACCTCGAAGTCCCTACCAACCCCCACGGCACCAGAGCTGCGACCGATCATCGTGGCATCGCACGGCGGCTCACTGCAGAAGTCGAGCCTAGACTCGGCCTGGCAGCGGTTCATCACCGCAGCCCTCGAAGCAGGCATCATCACTCCCGACCAGCGCTTCGGCCTGCACGATCTCAAGCGGCGCGGCATTACCGACACTCCCGGCACCAGGGCCGATAAGCAAGAAGCCAGTGGCCACCGCGACGAGTCGATGCTTGATGTCTACGATCTGAGCGTGCCTATCGTGTCCCCTTCCGCCGACTGA